CAGCAACCACTGCTCGTGTTAGACGTTTACGTGATGGCTTCGTACAGATTATTGGAAATTCTGTAGTCTATTTTAGAAATTTTGGGGCTAAGAATCCAAACCCAATGACTGCTGATACTCGTCCAAATGAGATTATTCATTATAAAGAATACTCACCATTGAATACCTACTATGGTATTCCAGATATTATTGCTGCTTTGCCGTCTCTTATTGGAGATCAACTTGCTTCACAATATAACATTGACTACTTTGAAAACAAGGCTGTTCCAAGATATGTTGTAACCCTAAAGGGTGCTAAGTTGTCTGCCGATGGAGAAGATAAGATGTTTAGATTCTTGCAGACAGGACTTAAGTCTCAGTCACATAGAACTCTATACATACCGCTTCCTGGTGACACAGATCAAAATAAGGTTGAATTTAAAATGGAGGCTGTTGAGAACGGCATTCAAGATGGATCCTTTAAGGAATATCGTAAGCAAAATCGTGATGATATTTTTATTGCTCATCAGATGCCTATGTCTAAAATTGGTGGGTCAGAGGGTGCAGGAGTTGCAGCAGCAATTTCTCAAGACCGCACATTTAAAGAGCAGGTTTGCCGCCCAGCACAGAGTCATCTTGCTAAGGTAGTAAACAAAATTATTAAAGAAAAAACAGACATTCTTGAACTTAAGTTTAAAGAATTTACCCTTACAGATGAAATCGCTCAATCACAAATTCTTGAGCGCTATGTCAAGACTCAGGTTATGATGCCTAATGAGGCTCGTGAAGCAATTGGTCTTCCACAAATTCCAGACGGAGATCAGCCATTTGTTATGTCTCCACGCCAGGCAACTGATGCTAGAGCAAATTTGGCGGGGACTCGTCAAAGAGATTCAGAAAGAACAAATAACAACTCTGACTCTACAACAACCGTCTCTGGACGCAATCCACAAGGAGAAGGTAGGGCATCTCAGTAATTGAGATAACGTTGAAAATGTTTGGTATAATGGTATCGATATGTTAATAAATAAGGCTCATTGGGTGACTAATGGCGACAATGTTCGTCTATCGATGCCCATTGGAAAAGTTGATATTGAGCGCCGTATGGTGTCAGGTTTTGCTACTCTTGATAATATTGATAAGCAAGGCGACATAGTAACAACAGAGTCTAGTATAAATGCATTTAAGAACTTCCGTGGTAATCTACGTGAAATGCACCAGCCATCAGCGGTTGGTAAGATTGTTTCTTTTAAAGAAGATAGATACTTCGATCCAAGTACAAAAAAGTTTTATAGTGGAGTATATGTTTCAGCATATGTTTCAAAGGGTGCACAAGATGCCTGGGAAAAAGTTCTAGATGGAACTTACACAGGATTCTCTATTGGTGGAAACATCAAGACATGGGATGATGCATTTAATGAAGAGATGGATAAGACTATTCGTGTTATTAAAGAGTACGACCTATACGAACTTTCATTAGTTGATTCACCAGCAAATCAGTTTGCAAGCATTGTATCAATTGAAAAACAAAATGGTCACAATGTTATTGGTGGTCTAATTTCAAAGGTAGATACAGAAAATATTTTTTATGATCAAGAATCAGGAATGGTTATCTTATCAGATGCAGAAACAGTTTCACACCCAGTTACTGAAAAGCAAATGAAAAACATTGGTTTTGTTGAGAAGAATGATAATGAGAAAGCAGAAATGATAAAGTTCTTAGTTGATAGTGCTAAAGGCATTAGTACAATTAAGATTACAAAGGAGGTTAGTCCTATGAATGAAACAACAGAAGCAGCAGTTGCTGCAGTTGAAGAAATTCAGGTCGCTCCAGAGGCACAGCCAGCAGAAGTTGTAGAAACTCCTGCAGTCGCTGAAGATGCACCAGCAGTTGAAGAACTAGCAGTTGCTAAATCAGATGATGGTAGTGCAGATTCTTCTGTTGAAAAAACAGAAGAGGGAGAAGTTGTTGCAACAGAAACTGTTGTAGCAAAGTCTGATGAAGCAATTGTTGAGGCAGTTGCAGAAATCAAGAATTCTCTTACAAATGCCTTTGGCGATCTTGCAACAACTATTAAGTCTCTCAACGAGCAAATTGTTGCACTACACAAATCTCTTGACGCAGTATCAGGTGAGGTTAAGACCGTATCTGATGATGTAAATAATGTCAAGGGAGTTTTTAATGAGTTTGGCAAGCGAGTAGATGCCGTAGAGCAAGATACCGCTTTCCGCAAGTCTGGCGATCTAGGCGAGATCGTGCAGTTTGAACCTACCAAGGTTCAGAAATCCCTATGGGGCGGTCGTTTCCTCACAAATACCGACCTATTTAATTAAGCAATAAAAATCACTAGGAGGTGAAAAATAATGTCGGAACAAAATAAAGACCTAGAAAAAAACTATCCAGGATCAGGCGGAGCAGGCAATGAGATTAACTCTCAGGGCGGATTCGTTTCTGGTGGTGTAGGTGGTGCAACTGGTTTGGACTCTGCAGCAGCGTCTGTAGGATCACAACTCGGTAACACAGCAACTGCAGCATTCGGTTCAACAACTGGAGCAAATGCAGTTAACCCAACAGGCGTAGCAGGTGGTATTCTAGCACCAGAGCAGGCTCGTCGCTTCATCGACTATGTGTGGGATGCAACAGTTCTCGCCAAGGATGGTCGTAGAGTTACAATGCGTGCTAATACAATGGAAATCGAAAAGGTTAACGTTGGAGAGCGTGTTATTCGTGCTGCTGCTCAAGGAGCACCAGACTACACAAACATCGGTGCTACTTTTTCAAAGGTAGAATTGACAACCAAGAAGATTCGTCTTGATTGGGAAGTCTCTACTGAAGCACTTGAAGACAATATTGAAGGTGGAGCACTTGAAGATCATCTAGTTCGCTTGATGACCAATGCTTTCGCAAACGATATTGAAGATCTTGCTATTAATGGTACAGGAACAGGCGCAGATGCCTTCCTTTCCATTATGCCTGGCTTCGTAAAGCAAACTCGTGGAACAGTTGGAAACGACGCACACGAATATGCTGCAACAGTTTCAGACAACAACTTTACTACAACAGTAATGCAGGGCTTGCTTCTAGCAATGCCACGCAAGTACCGTGCACTTAAGTCAAACCTTAAGTTCTACGCAGGTACTGATGCTTTTGCTGGTATTGTTCGTAACAACGGTACACTAGCAGATGCTATTTCAGCAGCCTTCTCAGATCGTACTGGTAGCACACAGGCTAACCGTCAAGAATTCCTTGATGGAACTGCACAAACACTTGGTAACACACGTACAACTCGTGTACTTGGTGTAGATGTTCTTGAGGTTCCTTACTACCCTGCAGGTTATGTCGACTTGACATTCCCTCAGAACCGTGTATGGGGCTTCCAGCGTGATATCACAGTAAATCGTGAATATCGTGCGAAGAAGGACACAATCGAATACACAGTATTCGTACGCTTTGGTATCCAATGGGAAGAACTAGATGCAGTCGCTTATGTCGACTCAGATAGCGCTGATTCCTAAGATTTAACCAATCACTAATAGGGAGGGTAGCGTAAAAACTACCCTCCTTATTCTTTTCTGGTATAATTACAAATGAGCACTGGAGAATTATGAATCTAACAATGGAAGAGTTATCAACAAAAACTGTTATGGCATTAAAGGCATATGCAAAGAAGAATGACATTGAACTTTTTGAAGCAAATACTAAACTTGAAATTTTAGAAATTTTGGCTAGTTGGATTCCACCAGAGCCACAAGAAGAGGTAGAAGAAGCAGATAAAGCAAAAACTTTAATTAATAAGGTAGCCTTGTATTCAGAAAGAAACCTACATATGGATAACCTAGGTGCTTTAAAAGTAGGTTACAACATCGTCTCAAAGGAGGCATCGGAAAAGTGGTTAACCCACAGGTTGGTAAGAATAGCACCACCTGAAGAGATAGCCTCATATTACGGTAAATAAATATGAACATTTTAAGACTTCCACCATATCCACTATCTGTTACGTATACCGTTCCAGATGCAAGCACAGACTACATCATAGTTATTGAAGATGTTGCTGATTTAACAGAGATAGAAGAGTCTGTAACTTCTACTGCAAACTCCAAGATTACCTACTCTCTAACTGGCGACTTTGTTAAATATGATAAGTCGTATGCTGTTAGTATTTATGAAGATGCTGGCTCGTCTGGTGCAGATCTAGTACGTGGAGATATCGTTGTTGAAGATAACTTAAATATTGAAAGACCATATGTAAATCCAACTACCCTAGCAACTTCTGGAACTGCAACAGATATTGCAGCCTACACAGAGTATGAAAGTTTAGCAAGATCAATTATTGATTCAATTACTGGTGGATTTTACTATCACAGAACCTATTTAGAGGTCGTTGGTCAAGGAACTGACTATGTTCCGCTTTGGAAAAAAACACACAAAATTTTAAAGGCATACGAAAATGCAGAACTAGTCTATGACTTAAGTGATACAGTTAATGGTCCAGCGTTAAAGTCTTATACATATGTAATAACAAAAGATAAGTCTGCAATTACAAAAGATCCACTAGAGACAACCGATTCATTAAATCGTGCTGAAAGAAAATATCCAAACATTCCCGTGGCACCGTCAGACTCTATAAGTCTTTTTGATACTGAGGATAGTGGAAATGTTCAGACTATTGTTCCAGCAGTAGCCTTTCCAGAAGGAATAGACTGCATCTTTTTACTAGAGACTGGCTATAAAGTAGTTCCAAACGATATTACAGATGCAACAAAAATGTTGATTGAAGATATTAAGTGTGGAAAACTAGACTATTACAAGCGTTATATTAAGAACTATAGTACAGATCAGTTTAAGATTGAATATGATAAGAGAATGATCGATGGCACTGGAAATATACTTGTTGATAAAATTCTTGATAAATA